CATTCCCGCCATCATAAGGCGGGCTTAATGGGTTATTCATGTCCGTCCGCAGCGCGGCGTTCGCGCCCGCGCCGCGCGGGAATATGCCCCGCCAGTCCGATACGCGCATATACGCGCCGTTGACGTTGCGGGTGCCGTTTGCGTCGCATTTATACCAAAAGAGGGCCGTTGCGTTGGCGGCGGCTCCTACCCATTTGAGATCGCATAAGTCCCGGTATAATGCGATCTCGATTATCTGGTAATTTAGTACCAGATACCGGTTTTTCGCCAGCCACAGCGGGGCAGGGTTAAAGTCCAGCATGTGAATAATGCCGATACTCAATTTTTGGATTTCCGATATTATGCTGCTCCGTATGCCGTTAAACTTTGCTTTTCTCGTTACCGAATTCTGGTTTATTGGCACTACGTCATCTTCCGATAAATATTCCGCTAACGGCAAATCGTCAATGCTTATTACGTCTGCTGCGTCCATATATTAACCCCCTGTTAAATCTCTAAAGCTATTATTCTCTTCCCGCTTCCCGTTAACAATATTTTGCCGTTTTGCGCGGTTAAAAATTTGAATCTGACTTCCGGTATAACCGATTCTTCTTTAAGCCCGAAAGTTGCCAGCACTAATCCGTCTAACCTGTCGCACTCAGGAACCCCTAAGAATTTATATATCCCCATCGCGGGCGTCTTCGTATTTGATTTTTCTCTAAACCCCAATTTCACAGTCCGAAAAGCGAACGTCCCGTACCGTAAAGACCTGTTAAACCAGTCTTCAAATTCTTCAAATTCTGTTTTCCCGTTTCCTAGCGGGGTTCGGTTATTCAATAAAAGGTTCAGGGAAGGGAAAACTCTAGGGATGTAAGAATTTCTCAGCCATGTTCTTTTTTTCCCGGATGCGAAGGTTAATTCTTCTACAAAACCGTCCTGTAAAGAGACTCCGTCTTCGAGGCTGAATTTTGTATTCACTAAGGGGGACCAGTTTATCGTCATAATACAACGCCCCCTCTCAGGTTGGATTGCTGCCTGGCTACCCCGCTGTCGAAACTTCCGTTTCCGAAACCTTCGTTTACTATTTCCCTGATAACGACCTTAAACCCGTCAGCGGTCAATTTAGGTTCTGCCGACACTTTGTTGGAAGCGTAGTTTTCTACTTTTACGTCCATTTGCACTCCGGCAGTGCCGGTTCTGGTGCCTGCCAGATTGCTTATAGCCTGCATTGTGTTTTGGAATTGCCTTGGAGTTAAATCAAATTCTCCGGCTTTTTGAACGGTAAGCACTTCAGTACCTTTTGCCCCCGGCACTTGACCTCCGGTGTGGAACCTCGGCGGCTTCGGCCTTGCAGAGATAACGGCGGCTACCTGCATTGCGCCCATTGCGGCGGCTAAAACCGACATAGGGATAGTTGCGGGGGGGCCGGGGGGCTGGCTTAACGCGTTAAGCGTCGCCATTGCCGCCTGAGCCGCCGCCATGGTTGAATCTAAAGACCACTTAAATAGGGCAGCTTCATAATTTTTTTGTAACGCTTCTCTTTCTATTTTTTCATTTGCTGCTGCCCTATCTTCGTCGCTTTGGATTAATGCGTTATTGGCTCTTATTTTTTCATCTTTTTCCCATTCTATGTTATTAGTCCAAATAGCGGAGATTGAAGAAGCGATAGAAGAAGCGGCGTTAAGGTATTCCTGCGCCTTAGACAGCAGTTTTTGGTACATCTCCATATAGGCTTGTTCAATGGCTTTTGCCGTTTCTTTTTCGGCTTGTTCTTTTTGCGTTAAATAATTAGCGTCTAATTGCTGCCTTGCAAGATTAAGGCCGTCATTAAGTTTTAGTATATCGTCATTGTATTTTTGTTCGATTTCTTCCCTTTGCGCCGCGTTATCTCCCGCCGCTTCCAGTTCGGCTTCCATGATTTTAGCGAGATACACCCTTTGCAGATCATGGTTTTCTTCAAGTTTAGCTATCTGGTTTTGATATTCAATTTTTCTTTGCCGCTGCCTGTATTCCGCTTCAAAATTAACCGCGTCTGCTGCCGACCTCTTCCTGATTTTCGTTAATTCGTCTTGAAAGGCTTGCTCTTTTTGGGTGTTATAAAGCTTGTCCCTTTCGGCAATAGCTTCTTCAAGGATTTTTTCCAGTTTATTAGCTAAATCTCCCTGTTGTTTTGCAAGTTCGGCAAAACGTTTTTTCCTTTCTTCGTCCGTGCGTTTTTCAAGTTCGGCTTGTTCCGAATAAGCCGCCCATGATGCCTTTAACCTTGCAAACCTTTCTCTTTCTTCAGGGGCAGTGCCGTCAATATATTCTTTGGCTGCGGATAAAAGATTTTCATACGCTTGCACATTAGCGTCAAGGACTTGTTTTTGGACTTCTAAGCTATCTCTGCTCTTGCCTTCCAGTTCTGCCCTGCGGTATATTTTCTCAATTTCAGCGTCAAGAGCTTTTTGATTTTCCTCTCGGAATCTTCGTATAGTATCTTGACGCTCTTGTTCAGCTTGTATTTGGGCATTATGTATATCTTCATTCTGTTTCATTTCAATTTCATAATTAGCCTGTTGTATTTTTGACCATATAATTTCCTGTTGCTGGCTTATGTTTAACATTGCTCCGGTTGTTTCTTCATATTCTTTCTTAAATGCTTCGGCCCGCCTTTTTTCGATTATTGAAAAATCCTTTCCTTGCCGCCCTCCGTTTTCCATTAAATATAAAACTTCCAACATTCTCATTTCTTCTTGAAGCATGTGCATATATTGATTTGACGTTTTTTTCTTAACGTCTAAAGCCCTAATTTCTTCATCTGCCGTACCGCGAATCAATCTCATTTGCTCCGCGTAATGATCCCTTAATATTATGTTTCCTTCCTCTGCCGCCTGATACCATAAATCGGCAATATGTTGATATTCTTCATTTGACTGAATTCTTTCATTTATAACAGATATTTCGTCATCTATAGCTTTAATAAATGCTTTTGAAGCATTAAGTTCTTTTGACCAATTAAATGTAGCCCTCATACTGTTTATTAAATCAACAGCATTATTGATAAGGCGAGTAGTTGCATTTCTTGAATTTTGTATAATAGATTCCCATACTTCTCCTATAGCTTTTCCTAAATCGCCCAATGCATTTTTATACGCCGTGACGCTTCCAGCCCCTGTCTTCATTGCTTCCGCCGCGCTTCCGGCTACTTTTTGACCGATATATTCTATTGCCTGCCCTGAGGCAAGGGCTTCTTTTGACATGTTTTTTAGCTCCGGGTATAATACATCAATACCCCTAGTTACGCCGCTAAGTGATTTATTTAATACATTGACAGCTTCGTCAAAGCCCATTATCCCACGGGCGGACATATCTGCGGCAGCCTTAACGATATTTTGTATCTGCTGTTGATCCCTGTTAAAACTTGCAAGCCTTGTTTGGGCTTGGGTGATCATCATGCTGTCAAGCCCCGTTACCCGTTGCATTTCGTTTGCGAACTGGTTTAGCTGTCTTACGCTGTTATCGCTTAAATAGGGATTTGTTTTGGCGGCGTTTTGTAGCGCGACTTCGGCTACTTCCTGCTCCCGCCATGCCGCCGCCATGTCATTTAAAGCGGCGACGGCTTTTCTGCCAATATCAATAAAAGCTTTCCCTATTGCAACCGGGCCGCCAGCCATAGCACTCAAAACCTGATCAATGCCTAATAATTCTTTCAATGCGCCTTTTGCAAATTCTTTTATTGATTTAAGGCTTGATTTATTAGCGTCTTGCATAGCTTTAATTTGTTTTTTGGCAAGATCGTTATATGTTTTTATCTGGTTTGAAGCCATAGTTTTTACAGCAGCTTCGCTTAATTTTGCCTTATCCTTGATAATCCTTATTTCTTGATCCGCCGCTTCTTTTATAGCCTTTATTTCTTTCTGTTTATCCGCGCTGCTTAAATCGGGCATTGATTTAATAGCGGCAATTCTCTCTTGCACTCCGCTTTTTACAAGGGCTATTTTTTCTTCTTCTTCTTTTCTGATTATTTCGATGTTTTTTTGCGCGGCTTTATTTACGATTTCTGTCTGTTTTTGGACACCCCTAATGACTTCGCTTTCAGCTTTAGACAAGCCGTCTTTTAGCTGTTTTTGGAGTTCGTCAAGGTCGAGTTCAGTCCCTATGCCTATATCAAATACTTTCTCTGCCATGCTTTTAACCTATCAAAAAGAGGGGATTAAACAATATTTAGGGCTTGCGAAAATTTCTAAATACCCCATAATAGTAAGGAGAGGTAAATTATGGAAATTATTGGATTTTTAGCGTCATCAGCGGGAGTGTTTTTTCTTATCGCTATCACTTTAATTGTAGTGATAATAGCTATTCTGACCTTGCTGGCGATTAACCATTTGCATAAAATACCGGATATGCAACAAAGCCTTGAAAATTGCGAAAAATACCTGAAATATTTGGCAATGGAAAAAAAGAAGGGCGAAACAGAAAAGACGGATCAATCACCGCCTGGCGAAAAGCCTCTTGAGGGCCAATAAAAGCTTTTCTTTCCCGCCTTCGTTAAACATTCGTATAACCCAAAACGGCCCGCGCTTAGGCGCGTCCTGAAACTTTGATGTTGTATCATTCCATGTGTTTCTCCCGTCTTTATTTCCGTAAACTGAATATATAACCTCGCCGCTCCCGAAGTCCGTTTGCGTAAATACGCTCTTTCTTAATGCGGCAGTATCGGAAGGCGCAAAAGAATCGGAGAGCCTGGCGACTTCGCTGTCATAAAGCGTCTGCACTTTCCCTCGGGGTAACAGCCCCATAGACTTTATATAGTCCTGTATGTTGGATTTAATTTTAACTATTGTTTTGAGCATAGAGACAGGATAACAAACACGGAAAATCTAACAATATCAAAATATCGTTTAACAATTCTCCGTAAATTATTACCTCATCTTAAACGGCTCTTTCTTGAACGCGTCCAAAGTTTCCAGCTTCCATGCGTTTTTAAGCTCTTCCATGCCGTCTTTTTTGTCGTTCTTTACCGGCTTTTCATAAAGCCTTGCGGATATTATATCGTTCAGTTTAGTCCCTGTTAAACTGTTGAATAACGACAGGAATTTATGCCAGTGCAAGTCTTCGGTTTCAAGGTCGATGCCGTACTGCTGTAAAAAGGCGGCGTATATATACTCCGAATCTATCAGCCAGTCAAAAGCCCTTGCGCCCTGTTTCCCTGCCGGGTGAGGGAGCGGCTGGTCGTTCCGGTAGAACTTGCAAAGCTCCTCATACCCCTTGGCGCGGTTTTCGGGTATGCCGTACTCTTTGCCGCCGACAGTGATAATTTTGTAAAAACAGTCAAGCTCTAAAAGGTTTATTTCCTTCGCGCCTTCCATCTTCTTGCCGAAGCTGATCCAGTAATGGAAGGCGGTGTGGATCAGATACTCCTCGCCGTCTACCCATATACCGGATTGCCTTGACCTGTCCGCTTTATCAAGGGGGATCAACTTACAGTGACCTCTATTTCGGTTGTTGCCGCAGGATCGGACGTGCTTGTGACCGTGATCGTAGCAGTACCCGCGCTGCGGCCTTTGATGTCAATAGACTGGTTCCACCTGCTGACCAATGCAATTTTTTCGTCGCTGCTCTCGGCCTTAAAGTCATACGGGCAGCCCAGAGGCGAGAAGGATACTGCGGCCCTTGCTTGACCGCCTACAGGAATGGCGACCTCATCCTTGCTGGTTTTAATCCCTGTAATGGCAATCTGCCGTGAGGACGTAAAGCCATAGGTGAAAGTTGATTCGTCATCGGAGTCACTGTCATCCGTCCTTCCCATAACGCCGGTTGTGTAATCGCCGTCCTGGGCGAAGTTCACGGAAATAATACCGTCCGTTTCATTAACGGAATTCACGGTTACGGTCATGCTCATCATTTCGGCGTAATACTTGTTATGATTCTCGCCAATTTCCTCAATACGGAAGTCAACAAGGTATACCCGCAATTTCGCGTTATCCCCTGTCGGGCGGAGCCTCATAAATTGGGCGAAGAATTCATAGTTGCGCTCCCCCTTCTTGATTATGATGTCCTTGTCGATTGTCATGTGGTAACTTCTGATCTCCGTGGACGGGGCTTCCTGCCCTATGGGGTTTCTATCCACCGATTCGGGGTTCATTCCCACTTCATGCCCTTCCGCCTCGGTCAGCCGCTGGATTATCCCTCTGTCGTCTTCAAAGAATATGCCCTTTTGCGCCTGATTTCCGGCCGCCCCTTCGGGGACTACTTTGGCAAAGTCAGCGTTCCAGATTTTACTCATAAATTACTCCTAGATTAGTTTTCAATCCGCCGATTGATTAAAGACAAGAGTAATAAACGGGCGGAATTAAACAATATTTACTCAACATAAACCAGTTTTAGCGGAATCAAGTAATCAGCCCACTTCCCGGATTCGTCTCTTTGAGCGGGGTACGCCCCGGCATTGATGGTAATGCTTCTCCAGCCGCGCCCGTCAACCGGCATATTACAGTCTAAATTCCGATCGTGGATTTTCTTTGCCAGCCGTTCAAAAAACGCCTCGTTTTCCACCCTGGAGGGTAATTCTTTAAACGGCCTGCGGATGTAGAAAGACTTGAAATCAGTGTGTTTTACCTGCCCGCCATTCAAGGTGCTAGTTAAATCGTTAGGGCTTGAAAATAGACCAGCGGCCTGAAAGTCTATCCCAGGGTAATCGGTGGGCAAGGGGATTTTTTCAAGGTCAATGATTGTGAAGGGATGTGGAAATTCATTGCGGAGTTCTAGAAGTATATCGTTAATAAATTTTGTCACACTTTCATAAACAGTCATTTTACACTCCGATAATATCCCATTTTGGTAATATGTCTTGTTCGACAGAGGGGGATATTTCAGTTATCTCCATTGTCTTAAATTCTTTTCGTAAATTGCCAGTCGTATAAGTAGCAGTTATTTCCTTATCACATTCCCCAAACACAATAATGTCCCCCTGTGATAAAGTCCACTTGCCGGTATCAGCTACAAAGTATTTAGGCTCTACATAGGTTTTATCCGTTTCCATTTTGTCTAACGGGATGGTTATAGATACGGTTTTGGCGATAAAAGGCTTGCCGTCAGATGACAGGACAGTGAGGGTTTTGTCTTTCCACATGACATTTTTAATGATAACTTTTTCCCATGCTACCGACGAACTAGGAGGAGGCCCCCCCTGCCAGTTGATCGGGGTTTTGGTGTAACGGTTGTATACGGTAACGGTATTCTGAAAAAGCCCGCTCATTTATTTACCTTCATGTATTCAGTAATCGCTTGCTTCACTTTCTCAATAGCGTTTTCAAGGAAGTAGCAGAATACCTCTTGTTCAGAACCTTCACCGTTAGCCTGAAACTCTTCATCGCTTTTATCTTCCGGGAAAATGCCCTTATAATACCTGACCTGGTGGCAAAAAGCGAAAGCGGCATGGGCGCACTCATGCGCTATTATCTTGTCCCCATACTTGCGCAGATCGTCAAGGTTTATAAACATCGTCCCGAACACGTTGGACTTAAAATTGCCGGGAAGCGTAATGTCGCCGTTTATTTGGTAAGCCGTGGGGGAAAAATAGGCGCAGGCTTCCTGTAAATCATCGTTATTTACTTTATGGAGATACTTCTTCCTTGCCCTTGTTATTTCTTTTCTGTCTTTGCAGATAACAAGCCGGAACTTTACGTCAAAATTGTCATAGGGCTGAATGTCAAGTATTTTTATATATTCCTCCTAATTTTGAGTACGCCCTCCGGCGGAAATCCACCGAAGGGCGCAGCCCGGTCAAGTCCAGTCTTTAAAGGCTGTTCGTGAATTATCAAACATTTTTTGCCCCGCCTTTTTAGAGTACCCCAAAAGGGGGTTCACCTCCTGCCGGTCGGCAAAAACGGTATACGGGTTAATGGCTGATACCTCAAAATTTATATAACTGCATAAGCTCTCCGCCTGCATGACAGGGGAAACATCCGCAACGACCGCAAACTCGCCCGCGAATTGCGGTTTACCTCCTTCGCAAAATTTATACCCGCGCCACAGGCACGGTTGTAATGCCTCCCCCGGCTAAAGAGGGCAGGTACATCCTGATTAAATCCTCAGCTTTGCCGTCCCTTGACGCATAAGACTTTGACCGCCCGTCATTGCTTTCGCTGGTTACGTCTTCGCCGTTCAAGTTTCCCATGTAGCCCCGTTCTATGAGTTCAAGAACGAGATACTTGACTTTTATCCATACCGGATCATCCGCTTCCAGTTTTTGTAGTTGCCCCCGCGTCAGTTTGTCGATTAACATTCTGGCGTTCATTTCGGCGCGGGCGAATTGGATTTCGCTGAGCTTGCCGCCCATTTTCCGGTATTCTTCAAAAGTTAAATACATTACTGCCCCTTAAAACCGTCCCTCTTCCGAGGGGCAGGTTGTTACTTTGACGGCGGCCTGCCCCTTCGGGTCCGCTCTTGCTCTGTATCCTGTACTGTTGCCGCCGCTTCCGCTTCCGGCGCAGTTTGCGGGATTGGCTCAGTCGGAGAAACCGTAACCGATGTTAGCTCCGGTTCCACCGGTTTCAGTTCGGGTTCTTTTTCGGGTGTAGCTTCAGGTTCTTGTTTACGCGGGGTTTCGGATTTTTCATTCCCTATCATGCCCCTTTTCTGCTTAAATTCCGCTAAAGTCATAGGCTTACCCTATCTTGTGCTTGAAGGCGACAATACGGACATTTTTCTGCTCGTATACCCTTTCCCAATTATCGCCAATGGCAAGGTCGTCATTGGTCGGAGTGGTTCCTTCAAAAGAACCTTTGAATTTGACACCTCTGGGATGAAGGACAAAATGCCTCCGGTTGGTCAGCCTGTCTTCTCCGGCAAGATCGTCGCGCCCCGTTTCTGTCGGAACCTGGGGAGTGCCTGCGGCAAACCCTATCGCGCCTGTCCCAAAAAGATACGTAGTGTACACTTTGTCGGATTCTACAGTGTCAATCGGGCAGCCGTCATCGTCAATTACCTGCCTGCCAATATAGGTCTGGAATTCAGGCGCGGTGTTTGTGTCGCCCACGTTCACCCTCGCGTCCAATATGGACTTTTTGGCGAGGTCGTACATTACCGACGAATGGCAGACTATACCGGTGAGATTTCTCCCCGCGTCCCCAAGAAGCGAAATGGCGTCGATCAGCGAATTTTTGCTGATAGCCGCGCCTGCGCCCGTTTCGCCGGAAATATCAAGCAAATTATCGGACATGGAAGCCGACGCGAAAACGCCTTTGAGGGTAGCGATCAAAATATCCTGTTCGTCCCTCGCCCAAAATTTAGCCACCAAATCGGCAATAGCGCCCATTGTATCGCTGCCGGTGAATGTAGTTGTAAGATCGGCGTCAGTCCACGCCTTGCCCCTCGTGTGGACCGCCGCAATGTCTTTTCCGGCTTTAATCCTTGACGGCGTGAGCTTCTTCCCGATCTCCAATACTTCGGAGCCTTTTCCGAGATCGTTCCAGAACGGCATATTGATTGCCACGCCGCCGTTAGGAACGGTCAAACCCGCGATAGCCCCGATAATGCCGGACTGCCTGAGCCTTGAAACTTCGGCAGTCCTTTGAATCACATACGGGTTAAAAACTTCGGGAATAATAATTTCCGATAATCTTTCCGCTAAAGTCATAAACAACTCCTTATTTTTTTAAGCCTCCTAGCCGGAAGCTCCAGCCTCCGCCTTTAGCCGCGCAAAAAGCGTAGGATTTTCTTTGAATAACCTTCCCTGTTCGGTAAGGTTTTCCTGCCCTTTAACAAAGGGATTTTTGACGGGCGGTTTGACGGATGCCGATCCGGGCGCGCCGCCTCCCGTGCTGCTGCTCAAAATAAACCGTTTGCCCTCATCGGTGCCGACAAAGGCCGTCAGGGTGTCGGATATATTGCGGAATTCTTTGTTCAAGAGCTTTCTCTCGCCCTCGACGTTTTGGAAGTCAAACTGGTATCTCGCCCAGAATACGTCCCTCAACACGTTTTTCAGGCCGGGATCAAGGTTTGTAAAAGCGTCCATCGCTCGGTCAAGCTCGGTGTTTTTCAAGACTTTCAGGTATTCAGAGTACAGTTCGTCATGCGCCGCCTTGTGCTGCCCGATTGCTTTTTCAGCGTCAGTCAGTTTGGCGGCGTACATATCCTGTATCTGTTTCTTTTCAGCCTCATAGAAAGCCTTTGTTTCCTCGCTTCCGGAAGATTTGATCTTGGTTTCCAGTTCCTCAATCCGCTTTTGAAAGCCGGTTTTCTCAGTCCCGTAATCGGCTGTTAATTTTTCCAGCTTTTCTTTGTAGCCCTTGTTTTCCGTAAGCACCTGGTCACGGTTGACCTTAAGCCCCGTAACGTCGGCTTCGTATTCTTTCAGGACTTTTTCGATCCGATCATCCGGTTTCTCGATACCCTCAAAAACGCTTGTCAAGAATTCCTTGTTCAACGCCATTTCGCGCCCTCCCTGTTTTGTTTCCAGTCCCAGACTTCGCGCTCCTGCGCCGGAAACATGGTTAAATCCGGCTCCTGCCGTTCCCCTCCTGGGGTGATTTTAGGAAAATTGTAAATAATTGGGATAATTTAACAATACTAAGAGCAAAATTATTTCCCCACACTTATCCATTTTTACCTGTACGCGCATTATTTAAATGCCGCCCTGCGGCGGTCGATGCCCGTAATTCATTTTCAGGTTTTGTAACCCTGCGTTGTACAAATGTTTTAAATCTGGGTTATACCAAAAAAACTCGTCGTACCGCTTCAAACAGCGGCTGTCGCACGAACCTCGGTTTATTTTGTCAAGCCATTCTTCATAACTTTTTGTGTAGTAGTGGTTTATCCAAATATCCCTAAAAACAGGCGTAACCGCCCCGTGGCTGTGTACCACGCGGTCAACCGTAACCAGCATTTTACCTTTACGCAGAACCGGGTAATGTACCCCTGCCGCGAGCGCATCGCGCACACGGACAATACTTTTTCCTTTCACCACGTCCATCGTTTGGCATTTTTGAGTAAACCGTTCCATGACGGGAATATCTGAATATTTTTCCTGCCCGTTGGCGTTGTAAAACTGCCAGCAAACGAATAACGCCCCTACGCTTTCGGGCAAATCCAATACTTGATCCAAAGGCTTTTCCAGTCGGACAAACTCGTCAATGTCGATAAACGCTATCCATTCGGCGCGGCCTTTGTAATGCCGCAACGCCTTTGTGTAGCATGATAGCTGCGGGTTGCCGGATATTGGCTCCATTTCCACGCGGACGCGGGCGCGGTATTCTTGCGGCAGTTTGTCAATTTCTGATTGCAACGGTATTTTCGAGTGGTTGTCGTAAATGGTTATCTCGTCAAACCCCGACGCTAAGTGATGTTGCGCCCACTCGCGGATGTAACGATTCTCGTCCCGCGCCACCGCTACGATTACGCACTTCATGACGAACTCCCGATAGGCATACCGCCGTGAAGGCAGACCAGCACCGGGCGCGGTTCGTCAATGTCGTATGAATCCGAGCCTAACGGGGTGATGGTAACGCCCATGTTGACAGATGGCGCGTTTGTCATATTCTGGAACCCATTGTTTTCAATGCCGTAGAGGAATAACGCGCCATAGCGGTTTTCCCATTTATTATACTGAACGGTAAATTTAGCGTAGTTAAAAATTTTGGGGCTGTCCGGGTATTGCACGCCGTGCTGGCTAAACGCCATCCTATGCCGACCGACAACCTCAAACCAGGCGTAGTTTTCCAGCACGTCAGGTGTCAGGTCTAATTCGGAGCCGTATGGCACCTCAATCACTGTAGGCATCTGGTTAAAAAGCTGCGCTATTTGTTCGCCTACATTATGATATACGCCGTCTTTTAGTAGGAACAAATCGCCTTCAAAGATATTTTCGCCCGTGAAGGTGTTGTTTCCGGCAAGGATTGTCTCGGCTATTTTCTCGTCGGTGTTATCCGCCGCCGCCTGTATCGCCTCGTCCCTTGCCGCCTCAACTTGCGCTGCGGTCGCGTAATCGCTGTCGTTTTCAAAGGCTGATACTTTTGTTGGGATGTCGCCTTCTTGTAACGCGCTTTCGGCTTTGGCAAGCAAGCCTTGTACTCCCTGCGATAAATCGCTTTTGGGTATCCCGTCTGCCGGGAGAAAATAGCCGCCGTCTATAAGCGCGTCTATTTTCCGGCTTGAGTACGTGGTGTCCGGGCCTGGCTGCGTGTCGTTTATAACCGCCGATCTTTTACCGCCTTGTACATGCGTCATTTTTTACCCCTTATCCACGGCAAGCAAAGGAGGCATTGTTACCCACTGTAAAACGCCGTCAACTGATTGCAAAAATACCCTTCCTGTTTCCGGCGGCGCGGGTATTATTGCCAGCCTTCCCATGCCGGTTATTGTTATCGTCCTTGCTGGCTGGTTAAATTCAAACTTGTAATAAGCGCGGCCTTCCCCGATTCCGTAAAGCACATTTACGGGGCTTCCTTTGGTAAATACTGCCCTTGCGCCGTTATAATCAACCGTAAATTCGTCAAGCCTGTCAAAATCTGATTGCCCAATGGTGATAACGCCCTCCGTTTCCGTAACGGAAAGGGCTTCGCCGATCATAATTACGGCGCGTTTGGCTATATCGTCCAGGGCATGCCATGTATCCCCGGAAGCCCCGTGTACTTCTCCGTCCAATGGCGCGGTAGGCATTCTTTGCTCAAGCTCTTCTTTTAGTTCGTTTATTCCGTGCGCGGCATCGTCTCCGTTATGCAGTTCGATTGAAGCGTCAATATCAGACTGCTTTATAAATTCAGATACATCGGGCAAATCGCCTTCCTGCAATGCGGTATCGGCAAGGCCGAGGCTATCTTGAACATCCTGCGCCAGATGCTCCCTCGGTATCCCGCCCTCCGGGGGTTCGTAGCTCCCGCCGCCTGCGCTGCTGGGGAATGTGAATAAATCCGTCCATGTGTCTTGTGAAGGGAATTTGTATTGGAGCGTATTGTCTGACATCCGGAATTGTGGCGTTTCTCCGTCATTACCCGGTTCGCCTTCGCCTTTTAACTCGGATAACGCGATAAGGTTATTCCATGAGATTTCTCCCGTTACGCGCCATTGGACGTATGCGCCGTTGTTTTGTAATTCTATGTTTTGTCCCGGAGGGCCGGGTATTGGCACCGCGCCTTGCCCCAGGGCAACTTCATTAGTATATTTTTTGCTTAATACTAACGCATCTTCGCCTGTCATAATTTCACCCACCCGTTAACACCGGCGGACGGATTTGTACCCAACTTATAAAGGCTGCCGGTTAAGGTAAAACAGCTTGACCCCTGATTTTGCCCGTTAGGGCCGGGAAGTGAGGCAATATCGGTTTCGGTATCCGCCCCATACCTTATAATTTCCCCGCCTCTTCTTGTTCTGTTATTATCCGCTATGCTTTCACGCCCCTCTATCCAAAAAGCCATACATTACCCCTCGATAGGGATAAATCTACAAGAATGAGTTTATTTAACAATATCAGTGGGTAAATTTAAACAATATTTGAGCTGTCAAGGAATACTTGACAGCTCATTAAGCAAAAAGCGCGGTTTAAGAGAGGAGAAGGGCATGAAAGACCCCTGCCCGAAGGCACTCTAAAACCGCGCTGAGGGCAGTGTAGGGGATTTGCGGGGAATTAACGATATGCGTTTTAGTTTTTCAAGTGTCATTCTTACCACAAATCCTCTGAAAATAATTCCTGTAGAGAAGTTGGGCAACACCCCGCTAAATTTGCAAGCTCTTCACGTTTAAACTGCCCATGCTCTTTTGCATAAAAATAGGCTTCTTTGCGGTTTAGAAATTTTAAGCCGGATGTAATAAATCCGTCATCATGGTAATGAACCTTATTTATTCCTAGAATTTTCATTGCCGCTAAACCAGCATCTCCGTGTCTTTTACCGACAAATACATGACCGTCAATTTTAATTGCGCTTGCTATTATCATCTTTTCCCTCTACATAAAATGTCGCTTTCTTTTTTGAGGGCTTAAACCCTAATTTTTCAGGCAGTTCATATTTTTTGTTCGTCATGGGTGATTTTATCAGGCGACATTTTGCGCCTCTAATAATTCAGGGTTATCATGGATGTTACCGATGACCTCAATTTCATGCCCGAATTCATGCCACCATACTTCGCTTATGGAACCCCAGATATTATTCCACTTTTCATCTTTTAATTGGTTTACGTTTGCAATACAAAAGGCGGCAAGTTTATCTATGAATTTAACCAATTTTGGGCATCTGCCGCATACGGTAAAAATATCGCCGCCGAAAATCATCATGTTATTTTTGTCTTTTAAGCCAATGAATTGACCTACGGTTTCAGGGATAACTTCAATGCCCATTAAGCCGATTGTCATTTCTTTATCAATCGCTCTCGGCATTATCAAGTGGATATTATTCCTTTCAACGCCGTATTTCTCTCTATATTTTTCAAGGTAAAGATAACTTCCAAATACCCATATACCCGCTTTTCTATCTATTCCCCTGTATAAATGCTCCCTCATTTTCTCCCCCTGATTTTATTGAAAATATCTTTTATCCATAAGGATAGGGAAAAATCATACTTGCGCCAGTTTAATATAACGATGTTAATAACAGTGTCATCGTCTATTCCTAGCGACTTTTTACAATGCGGCTTTATTACTTCAACAGTATCATTTATATCGCCAATAGAATAAAAACCATCTGAGCAAGTTATATTTATGCTTCCTACTCCAATCTTACCTCCGCCAATGTAAAAATATGATACAAAATACCTTTTCATTCTCTCCCCCTTATGGCTCTATGCCCGTTTCCTTATCAAAATACTTGCTTTTTAATGACTGTAAAAATGGATCATCTTTTGCTATATAATCAAAAATCCATTCTTCAAGCTCCCCGTCCCTGCTCATTTTATTAAGTTTTATAACCGTTTCAATCCTGTCCGTAATATCACGGTGTTTTTTATGCCTGATTTCATAGTAGGCAGATACGATTATTGGCACTATAATACTTATCAATACTGCAATAATTAAATATTTTCCCATTTTCCCTCCATTAAGGCTCAATGCCCAATACCTTATCCTTGCTTATAAAATACGTCAGCGGATTCTGCTCATCATTTTCACCCACTAAGAAATCCTTGGATACAAATTCCGCGCCGTCTTTTTCCTTGTCGTTACTTACTCCTGATAGAATGTTTAAAATGATTAAAGCCCTTGCCTGCGAACAGCCTACAGCCTTTGCCAGTTCGACTTTTCTTACAGGCTTAGGGTGCATTTTCCTGAAAAACTCTTTAGCCTTGTCTATTTCGTCAAGGTTGGTATTCCCCCTGCCTGTTTTTTTCTTTACCGCCTGTTTTAATATCTCCGCCTTGCCGGATATATAATCGGAGATTAAAACGTTAAGCAAGCCGGTAACGGAAAGCCCCTCAAGTCTGGCAATATCCGCGAACTTTTCCTTGTTCGCCCTTTGAATGTGAAATAATACTGTAGTATCAGGTACGGGCGGATCTTGCTTTAAGCCCTTAAAGAGATACAACTGGTTCGGATTATAGTTACTCAATGCCCCCTCCTCATAAATACTTTTAAGTTTCAAGTAACGCCGCTTCATTAAAATCCCAGCTATGCAGAGATCGCGCACTTCCTAGATTTCCGTCTTTTTTTACTTTACACATTAAAACCTCGCCTGAATAATCAAATTTATAACCGCAAATTTCGTATTTACTGCCCCTTAAAAGCAAACGCCTTCCAACGGGAAATAACTTCCCGTATTCCAATTCTGTTTTTTCAAGGCCAAGTTCTTTAAAACGTTTTTTTAACGCTTCGATTTCCTTTTCGCAATCTCCCATTTCGTTTTCAATTTCGCTAACTGTTCTCATTTTGCGCCTCCGTTATTATTTTTTCAGGATGTTCATTAAAATATTGATCAACCGCTTTTTGGATTAAGCTTGATAAAACTAATGCTTTGTTAACAGTCATAAAATGCGCTACGCCATCGGAGTATAATTTAAGGCAAAAATTTTCATCGCCTAAATCATCACGGTTGAATATGGCTGCTTTCATTCCGTCTTGTTCATGTTTTATAAGATTTTCCATATTCTTTAATCCTCATACCCTAATTCTTTTAGTTCAGTTTTTAGCTTGTCGCGGAGTGTAACAAGCTGCTCCCCTTTTTTTCTATAAATGATAATATTATCTTGGACTACAATTAATTGCTCGTATATTTCAATTAATTCCTTTAACTTCTCATTGATTTTATCTACCTGTTCTCTTTTCATTCTGCCCTCCTATTCCATGCGGCGATTGCTTCCTCTGCCGTCTTATAACACCCTGTTTGCGGGTTTATTTTGCATGTATGTTCATAACAGCTTACCCAGTATTCTTTCAATGTGTTTACACCAAAACTTCTTAATTCTGCTATACCACCGCAAAACGGGCAGGGCTTTAATTCATTGTCTGTCATTGTTTTTTCTTTCCCCCAATAACGCCCTTATTGATTCGTCAATCTTTCTCATTTCGCCGATGGCTTCCTCACGGCCTTCCTTTTTTCCAGCCTTCCAAAATTCAGCGGTGATGCGTTCCAGAAACTCTTCAATGTATTCTGTAGTTACCCGCTTATGGCCAAAGTTTCGATATTCCTCTTCAAGCCCAGCCGCTATAAGACGTTCATCATGGCAATAAAGGGTTATCCTGTCCGCTTCAATGTGAACCTTAAATGATGGTAATTCATACGCCATAATTTTCTCCCTCCAATTCTATGTCGATAAGATTATGATAAGTGTCAATTTTGCAATATGTAAGATACTTGCCTCGCGGCTTATGTATGCCCCTCGGTTTCATCGGGTACATTCTACAAAATTCCTTAAACCATGCGTCATCATCATCAAAAGATAACAGCCCCATGGGTAAATACTTTTTAATTCTTGGGAAAAAATCTTCATGTTTCCGCTCTGTCCTCCAATTCAGATACCAAGTATTATGAATAGTCCTAATGACAATATAGAAACCGCCAAAAATAAAACCTCCATTATTTACCTTAAAGACGTGTATAAAACAAGGCACTCTAAAATAGCTGTAACGCTTTCTGTCAATGTTGGCTTCCTGTTTTTCCTTCTTTTTTGCGTTACGCTCGGCTACAGTGTACGCAGTCCATTTTTCGTGAGGAAAATCTCTGTACAGATAGATAACGCCTTTGGGAAGTTCTTCTTTCCACCACGTCCGCGCTCCTCCTCTTGTCATTATAGTCATTGTTTTTTCTCCTCCAATATATTTACTCACCCATAGAGGTTAACATGGCAACTCTCTATCTTCACACGGGAATGGACATTTTTTTCCATCATAAACGCACCAATATTCACCATGCTCATCAAGTCTACAGTATCTACACATAAGTATTGCTTTCTCTAAAGAGCTTAACATTGCTTCTGTCCATGATACATTTTCATTTTGCGCCATTTTTCTCCCCCTGTGTTTTTACCCGCCTCACAAGGAGGCGGAATTTAAGATTATTCGTGTTTCTCCGAAACACAGAAAGCGGGGGCGCAGCCATCCACACCACTCGCAGCGGTGTAGTAGCTAAGACCATTGGCGTGGACATAAGCAAAGACAGCGGACGAACCCGAACTGCGGGGCTTGAGCCAATACCGCCAATTAACACCGTTGTATCTCTTGATACCCTGGTTTTCTTTTGGAATAAATATGCTGATTTTTCCGTCAGTATTTATTCCGGCGACATCAAGAGCAGCTACAAAGGCTTTCTTTACGTCCTCGCTGTCCAGATACTCGGAAAGAAGATCGCGGCCTGTCCCATTGTCGGTATCCCTCGCGGAATTGAAAAGAATATCCCGGCTGTAATAGATGCCGCCCTTCTTTTCAAATACGGCGTGGGTTTTCACGGCATTGAAACGGAGGCCCCCGATGTCGGCTTCCGGACATTCAATGTCAGCCTCGATAGTATTTTGTTCAGAACAAGAGGAACTGGCTTCCGGCCTGTTTGCCAAGATGCCTTCCATCTTGTCTACCCGATTTCTGAGGTCGATTATTTCGTCCTCAATCTCTTTGCGCCATTCTTTATCTTTCATTTTATCTCCTTTTACCCGCCATACAGCGGATAGTTAAACTGCCAACTTTTCACCTGTAAAAAATTCAGGATTATCATGTTTATTACCAATAACCTGTATAAGTTTTATATTTACCATACCCAGTACCATGTTAAAAGCAGAATCTATACCAATAGCCCAATAAGCACAGTTGTTATAAATAACCAGACCTACAACATCTCTCTTGAATGTACCAGCTTCACGGGGAATAAAAATAATATCATCTTCAAAAATTGGTTTGTCGATTTTATCTTCTTGACCAATGAATTCCCCTACTGTTTCTGGAATAACACCGTAAGTGCCGCCTGTTTTATAATCCGTGATTTTACAAAAACCAGATGGGTCTTTATGAAAACTCCCTACCGCCCATTTTGGGGTATTTTTATCATTCTTGAATTCGTTCTCTAAAACTTTTCCTCTAAAAAGATAATCCCTCATACCTTTACCCTCAAAAGCCTGTCTATTTCAGCGGCGATTAACGCCCCCGCTTTTTTTAGTTCATGGATACGGTTATCGGGGGATGGTTTCCACCATACAGGAGGCCATGGCCATTCATCAGGCATTTCATCTTTATCACCCGGTTCCATGCAATAACACATAGCAGCCCTTACCATTTGCCCTTGATCCCAACAATCATCATACTCTGCCGTAAACCCTTCTTCCTCAATCTGCCGTTTTCGTTCTGCGGCTATCAGTTCTATTCCTGTCATTCCGGCCTCCATGTATCATCAGGCTTGCCAAATGGAGTAGAGGCGCAGACTACGGATAATATAAATACTCCCAACATTCCGCTTTGATGACCTTTAAGGTTATTTTTATAAGCCTCATAGCTCATAGCGATCCATTTTGGTACAGGGTCTTTATCAAATATGGAATCCTTTTGCATACGCTGTTGTAACGAATACACCGCCCCATCGTCAGGGTACTCCTCGCCGTACTCTTCCTTGAACTGTTCGGGCGTGGGGTGTTTGCGGCGGCAGTCAGGGCATCCAGTACAATTCCCTTTTTCAGGGCAGTCAGCCATCCCAGCAGTAGAGCAGTAAAAATCTTTGTCAATTTCGCCTTTCATACCTTATCCTTTTTTACCGCCCTGTTTCCCGCCGCTTCACAATAGGCGGCTAAACAACTACGGGTATACTGTCGGTATGGAATACAATGCCCCTGCAAAATAATGCCCCTTCTACCATGGTGTCAAAAGTTTCATGCGGTATACCGGTTTTAATAAGCCATGCAAGTTTATCATCTGGACACCATACCGCTTCTATAGCAAGCATACGGGCAATAATTGGACTGATTAGCTCTTTGATACTTTCCATGTCCCCGGCTTCGTCCAATGCGTCCATCTGCCTTTTTGAAACAGCGGATATTTTTCCTTCGCGGTTTTTCCATAGTTTTATCGCCGTTCCTTCCCATGCCTCGAATTCCTCATAATAAGCACCCCTGAATTCAAGAAGGTCGTCCGAAGCTCCGAAGGCGGCGATAACGCCGTCGCCTGCCATTTGCCTGTTTTCGTCTTTTGAAACTTCACTGCTGTATTCCCGCCCGTCAAGTTTCTTTGCCCATTCTTTGATTGTCATATTTTCCCCCTATGTATTTTACAAAGCTCCATCACAAAGAACCTTGTCATCAATCCTGACCGCTATATCATGCCCGTAATATCCGTTATGGCTGTTATAGACCGCAAGCTGGAAAGTCCCCTTGTCCGTTACGAAATCGACAAATTGTATTGAGTCGTATTCGCTGCCTAAATTTAATCCCATTTCGCTTACGACGGTTTTATTTAACGCCGTATCGGTCAAGTTGACTTCCCTTAAATCCGAACCGATAAAACTTTTCAAATCATCGTCGCTTGAAAAATAACCGGACTGCTCGCAGCACTGCTGACCATCTTGAATAAGCACGAGAATTTTATTTTTTTCCGTTATTATCTCGTACCCCTCCATGCTGCACCAACCAACCTTATAGCCGTATACTTCGTCAATTCTTATTATTTTTCCGTACATCATCTTTCTCCTGTGTATTGTTAAATTATCGTTTGTAAACTATATTATGTCAAGTAAAATATAGCCGAAAAACTATATTTTTATGAAATTTTGCCGATAATAGGAGAATGACTGGAATGACGGCTAGTGAAATGGCAGAAAAATCAGGGCTTAAATTGAAGACAGTCAAGAAAAGATTGGAAGCAGCGGGGATTAAACCAATTACGAAAGAAGCCGTTTACGACAATTCCGCCTATGAGATAATACTTAACGCCCCGCCTAGGGGAAGGCCGAAAAAGGGAAATTCTGCCTAATCGGGCAGCTTCGCGCTTCCGGCTGACCCTCTCGGCACATAGCTCCGCTCCCACTTCATCCGCATAGCTTTTGGCTGTAACGCTTCCCCTAACTGTTCGTATTCACCCCTTAATGCGGCAAGCCTGGCTTTACTCTCCCTGTAGCCGCGCTCCATTTTAGGATCGGTTCCCCTGACCTCTTTTAACAGATTAAGGTTTTCCCGCTCGCGCCTCATGGCGGTTTCAAGCTGCCTCTGCTGCTGCTCCGCTTTGTACAAGGTAAAATGTTTGCCGTGAAAATCTATACCATCCTCATTGCGCTCTTGCAATGCTTCCAGTTCGTCTTTTGTGTGCGCCGGTACGCTTATGCCTATTAAAACAGGGAAAAATAAATGTCGGCAGTTCCACATCCCTATAGGCCGGTCGGTCTGGCAGGTATTGCCCTCGACATCCTCAGCATTCTCTCCGTTTTGCAGTTTCTCAAATTCGGCGTTTGTGAAAGTACGCCCCTGAATGTCTATGTGGTCTTCGGCTGAATGTTCGTGCGCCGACACTTCCCATCCGTCCGCGCCTATTTCTTCGCCTATTTTGTTTTGTACGCCCTGGACAATGTTCGTATACTCCGTCATCAGGCTGTTTCTAACCGCGCTGTCCATCCTTACGCTATGCCCGGACTGGTAGTCAATGGTGCTTATCCCTTGCTCTGTCAGTTCCCTTATGGCGTGTCTCATTGCCGCAGGCGCGTTATCTTCCCCGCCTATTGTTAATCTGTTCACATACCGCCTGATTGTTTTTTTGTAATCTTCATTTACAGTAGTGCTTTTTGCCATTGCTTCGTAATTTCTCATGGTTTGCCGTAACAGCGGGCTTGCCTCTTGGCGGTAACTGGTCAATGGTGATAGCCGGGTGTCCTTGTATTCAGCCGTCTCTTTTCCGGCAGAGTAGACATCTGCGGTTACGCCCTTAAAAAGAGCGTCCATGTCTTTAAGGTTTTGCTTATGCGCCGCGCTCAAGGCTTTGCGTATCTTTCTTAAATCGCCGTTTACGTCATCCAGAAATCCGGCAGAATAAAGGTAGGTTGTCAATTCCTCAATATCGGATATGTCTTTTAACCGTTTCCCCGCAACGGTCATGTATAATAATTCTACTGTTGTTAGGCGGTTTTGGATTATGTCGGTTGATTGTTCAATGCTGGTTTCTAGGTTCATTGCAGATATAGGCTTTTCCGGCTTCAATGGCGTTGGCGAACCAGCCGAGCATTATACCGAAGTCAATGTTTTCTCGCTTTTCTTTACCGCCTGATATGTGCAGTTGCATAAACGCTTCCGCCCATTTTGTAGCGTCTACACCCATAGAATTAAGCAAATCGCTTGCTGACATTTTCGTGTAATTCGGATTTTCTTGTTGTTCGCCGTTCATTTCTCGCCCTCCTCTTGTTTTTGTATAAAGACTTTTACGTCTTTACCGATTGTAAAGTCATATTTTTTATCATCGCCGCACCATGCAGTTTCAATAACAAAACCGCCGAATGGACTTTTGGTTATTATAAAAAATTCTTCCGGTGAACAGGTTATTTTGATTGCGCCGCCTACTTTTATCTCTGTCATTCCTTAACCTCAGCGGCTATACATTCAGGCAGCCTGACAAGTTTATCCCTCGCGTCCCGGTATTTGCCCAAATAAGTATTATCAGGTTTTTTTGCAGCGCGGAACTCGAACCATCCGCAGTACGGGTCGCCGACTTCCTCGCCGTAAACCCACTGGCAGCCATCGCAGGTTTTTTCGCCGCAGTTCACCTGCGCTTCAAGAATTAGCGTTCTCATTCCTCTCCCTCTTTATCTAACACAACTTCGCCTAATTCTCGCGGTTTCCAGTCTTTACAAACAAAATCAAGCCATTCGCTAACATTTTTGGGTAATTTCTTACATTTATCCCGTTTTACATTACAGGTAAAGCAGTTTTTCCTTCTTGGCTTCATTCCTCGCCCTCCCTGTCTGAATTGCTAACTCTATAAGCAGCCAAAATTAAAAGTACAAAAGGCCATGAACAGCATAACGCCATAATCACGCTAACGATTATAATCAGGGCTGTCATTCCCCATCCCCCGTATCTATTAGCCGTACTTGCTTGCCCTTGTCTATGGCGGCTAATTCCTTGGCAATATCGGCTTCTTCCAATTCCTCAATATCTGCCAGGAATTTTTCTCTTGACATTAAACCAGCGTCAACCAGCGATATTCCCAATTGTCTCGCCTCACTTTTGTTCGCGTCATTTTCAAAGTCCATGTTTAACCATAAAAAAAACTTTTCTGTAATCGCTTCGGGTACGCCCCGCCATCTCGCGCATAACCTGATAGCCAGCGTCAGTCTTTCGCTCATGTTAAGGGAGAACGACCCTAAAACGGAGTTTTCCCCCGCCTGGTGTATTCTTGCCGCCTCCGCTGTTTCCACTCCCTGCTTGCTTTTCTTGATGGGGGAACCGCCCATTATTTCAAGGTTTTTTTCATAACCTTCAAGGCCGTGAAGGATATTGTTAGCCCCGGTTCCGGCGGGTTCAAGAAAGAACGCTTTAGGCTCTTTGCCATCCATGCCGTTTATCAGCATTACCCGCGATCCGCCGAATATTACGGGTTTTGGTTTTCCGTCTTTGTCCTGTTCGGGTTCTACGTTTACCAGTATTCCCGTGGGCGTTCCCGTAAGGTGTAAATTCCAGTTATAATCCGCCGTCATCTGGTAATGCCCGATATTCAAGTACGCGCTGGGGAGCAGCATGGATTTTTCCGGCTCTTTAGCGGGGCATGTGAAGAAGGGAATGAAGTCTAAAGGCTTGCCGTCCAGTTCGGGGATAATTAGCTCTGATACCGCCCATTCTTTTTTATCTGTTATCTTTTCCCATATCTGCTGTATATAGACCATGCCTTCTCGCGGGCTTTCAAGGGATTGTCCGTTAACCAGCTTTAACACCCTGTAGCGTGTTTTTGTTGCCGGGGCAAATTCATCGTCTTCAATTTCCTGATAAACCTCTTTCAGTTTGACCATGACTAAAACCGATTGATCGTTGATTGTGTCATACCGCCAGTTGTCTACGCTTTCGGCTGAGTACCAGCGCAGGAAGGAAGTCAATCCTAACCTTTCTTTTTCTGCTTGGCTTATGCCCGCAGGCACGGGGGAATGGTCAGCCAGTATCCCGCCCCAGGGTTTGGCAAGGCTTGCCCAAACAAGATCGGAGGCGAACTGGTCTATGCTCGTCCCGGACTTGTCCGCGTTGTCAAGGAAGTCTTGAAAAAGCTCAGGTATCTCGCCTTGTTTTTCAGGCAGCTTCGAGAATATCTGCCCGTAAAGCCCCTCCGCCGCCCTCGCGGTAAACATGGTAAATACTGCTCTTTCTAAGTATCCTTTGTAGTCCAGATCGTCCATTCCGCTAGGCCGGGGCAAATAAACCTCTGCGGCTTTTCTAACAGCTTCCTGCCCGTTTATGCAGTCTTCAACCTTTTGCCATAAAGGGGCGTTTTCCGTGTATAGCGGGTGTACGGTTTCTACGCTCATAGAGACAGAGTAGAGGATTAGGGGAATTAAACAATATTTAGACATTTTGCTCTTTACAGGCGGCTATACATTCAGACAGGCGCAAGAAGGTTTTGCCTCGTACCCAGATTATTGGTTTATTAAAGAGGTGGCACCAACTGCCCTGCGCCATGTGATAACCTTTTAATTTACATTTGCCGCAGGTTTTCTTTTTGCAGTCAAGTTCAACCGTTATTTTCATTTTGTGTCCACCTCTTTTAACGGATCATCAAAAGTTATATCATAAATTAAAGGATCGCCGCCCCATCCGCTTTGCCCGCCAAAACGATTAAAACAACACCATAACTGATCTGCTATCCAGTCTTCAAAATAATAATTTATCTTCCAGACCCTGGTTGGGTGTTTCTTTTTTAATTTTTTGTTTTTATTTTCCCATATCTCTTTTCCTTTAGGTGTCAGTTTATAATAAACAGCGTCATTCATGCAGTAAGTTTTCATTTTTCACCCCCATCCAGTGATTTATTAAACAGGTTATAGTCTCTTCCTGTTCCTTTGTCAGCATGTCAAGATAAATTGAGTAATCGGGCATACCCATTAACTCGTCCGTGCTTACTTTTAGCCCTAAAGCAAGTTTTAAGATATTTTCCGCGCTTGGAAGCCTTGCGCCTGTTTCATACTGAGCTATACAAGAAATGCCCATCCCTGTCTTTTCAGACAATTCCTTTTGCGTTAGTTTCCTTTTTTCTCTTGCCTTTTTTAACCGTTTTGGCAGCTCGCTTTTTAAGTCAATTTTCATTTTTGCGCCTCCCTGATTAGCCTGTTATGCAATCTGTCCAATCTGTCAATTTTAATCGGCGTTATATTTTTTTCTGATTTTTGTATATAATCTGGACACGACGCTCTTTCTGCAAATTCGTCAATTTTTTCTTTAGGCACTAAATTAAGTACTTCCACAAGCGGCTTACCGTGTACCAATATACAGGAATAAAAATCAGCGCATTGACCGCATAATTTCGCATTGCCGTACTCTATATTATTTAGTTTTTCCGCAAGAATGCCGGAATCGACAAACTGTTTCCATAATTCATAATGCCCCTTGCAATAGTGAATATTGTCTCCTACTTCGTAAGCATGGACTTCGCATAATGGGGCATCGCAAGTTTTCCCTTCGCCTACAGGGAAATCGCAATAATACTCTGAATCGGCTCTGCAATTACGGCAAGGTTCATATTTAACGCCTTTGCCGCACATGAAACCTATTGCCTGCCTATCAAGTGTTCTAAAAATCGCACATCCCATTTTTCAAATCCTTAATTGCACCGTTGTCACGCCGCCGCCGCGCTTGTAATCTTTGTAATAAGCCAACAGCAGCGCGTCAGCCTTATCCGGCGACCTGCCGTACCTCTTCCTGAATTCGTCCTTCGGTTCAACTTTCCTCCGCCCGATTTTGTCATAGCTATATTTCCTGCCCGCTAATTCCTCCATAAGCTGAGGGTCATCGGGTATCCCTATCTCGTCTACAGGGAATTCAAACCATAGCTCGTCCGCGACGGTCGTATATTTTTTTGTGTTTTTGGGAGTGCCGCCGAAAAGCACCGGAACCACGTTCGCGCCTAACCTGCGGAGGTTGTCAGTAACGCCGCCGCCTACGCCGGTATCGTCCACCTTGATTACTACGTTTCTGTCCATTCCCGCCATATCCCATGCAGCATCGGCAATGAATACCGTGTCCTTTTTAGCGCAAGTCTTATGCGCCACCGTTTTCGCGCCTTTCCTGCGGTACATCTCCGTTTTATCGTTCCCGAACCTTGCAACGTCAACACCCATCTCGTCCGGATCGGTTTCTGCCGCTTTACGTTCCATAGCCTGCCTTACCGACACCCTTGAGAGTACCGCGCTATCTCCCTGCGCCCTCGGCTGCCCTCCCCAGACGTGCATTGCTTCGTCGGGATTATTCCTGTAGGCGGCTTCCATTTCTCCCTGTAATACATCGGGAAACCACGGATTGTCTTCTTTCCCTTCTTTCAGTTCAATCCTTAATATGTCGGTTCTGTCGGAATCCCAATACTCGGCGATTATCGGGTCCTTTTCGGCTTCCCTGTTAAGCGTCGCCCATAGTTCGGAACCGGGCTTGCGGAGGGTGGGCAAAAGCACCGTCAATGATTCTTTTGATATTGCTGAGGCCTCTTCCAGCCAAAAAATGTCATACCCTTCAAGGGATTTCATCTGATCCGCCGCCCTCATGTCGGCAAGCCCTCTAAAAATAATATGGGAACCCGCACGGGAATCAAGATATTCCCTGGTTATCCTCCACCCCGGATAATTTAAGCGGCCTATCGTATCGACCATAAGCCTGTAGGACGATTCTTCAAGGGAACGCTGCACCTCCCTGAAACAGCAGATACGCAGGGGATTCCAGTTGGCTTTCTGGACAAGCAAAGAAGCGGCTGACCAGCTTTTAGCCCCCGCGCCGCGCCCCCCGTGCGCTATTTTTATGCGCCACGGCTCGCGGAAACGCTCCATTTTAGGGGAGACTTTTTCAAGTTCGTCTTGGGTTATGAGTTCAAGATATTCCAGTTGTTCGGATTCGGATAATAAATCAGGATTGTACATTCGCTTTTTGCATTAATTCAGCAATTCGTCTTTTTCTATCTTCGGGGGTAAGGCTTGTAACGTCGTCAACAGCGGCGTTCAAGTTAATGTCTTTTGTTTCCGTCCAGTGGTATCTACACTTCATAATTAGAGAGAGTAAGCCCTGGTTGACCGGCTGCTCATTTGCCCCAGAAGCCCCGCCCTGTAGAATGGTCTCCCAAAACGCTTCTGCTTTCGCTTTTCCTTTAGCTAGAGAGTCGGAAAACTCCGGGTGTACTTTCGCCCATTCAAAAATCGTGTCCTTGCTGACATTAAATTCCGCCGCCACTTGGACTATGGAAAACCCTTTTTCAAATAATTTCAGGGCTTTTTCACAGAGTTTTTTATTATATTTAGTCGGCCTCCCGCCAGCGTGTGCCATTTTTATACCCTATTTATTACCAGCTAGTTGTTTTAATGCTTCCATGTATTCTTCTTTCGTACATCTCACCTGTATTTGTGAATCGGTCGTTGTGAATATATCCGCATGAGATGGCTCCATATATTCTCCCAATTCTTTGTTATATCTGTAATCTGGAACAAAAACCATCCTCAAAATTACACTTTCATTGACATAGGTCTCATTAATAACCATATTTCTCCCCTATAAAATAATCTGGAATAAGTTCTCTAAAAACTGCTGTTCGTTCATTGAATCTATCTTTTCAGAAATCGCCTCGGTTTTATTGCTCTTAAAAGCTTTAGTTTTGACAAACCCTTTTAATTTTTGAACGCAATCGGGAGGCAAAGTGAGAAAATACTGGCTTTGCTTTACGTTTTCAGAGGCGTTTTTGATATTCTCGCGGATTTTCTGCACGTTTTCGGCTGTTTTGTCTTTATAAAAAGTAGTGTCTTTCCCGTACAGTTCGCTCATTCTTTCGCCTACGGCTTTGTAAATCTCGGAAACTATGGGCTTTTTGCTTATCGCGTACCCGGTGATGAATTCGACCAGGGAATCATAATCGGTCACTTGTTCTGCCAGCCTGCAATCGGCTTCGGTTCTTCCTATGTCCCTTAACAGATTAATTGCGGTGTTTCCGTCCAGGCAGTAAAAGCCTTCCCCGGTGTCGAAGTTGTTACAGATTAACAAATCCCTCAAAAAGCCGTGTTTTTCAACGTGCCTTTTCAGGGCGTTGTATTGCTTTTGGGTAAACGGCTCTTTTGGATTATAGGGGGAAGGCTTTATACTGTCTAAAGGGATTTTCAAGGGCTAGTCCCCCTGCCGTCCTCGATAAGCGCGGGTAGTAGCGTCTCTCATTCTGGCTGAACCCTGCGGCCCGCCGTAATGCCCGCGCCCGACCTTGCAAATCGCGTTTTTCTTGTTCGTGTTTTCCACAACCAACTCCTTCATAAAAAGATGGTTTATTGTATCTCTATGAAGGAAAGGTAAACAATATTTAGGCGGTTTTTACCTCTAACAATTCTGAGTTATCGTGAATGTTGCCGATTACCTCGATAAGTAATGAAGAATAACTGCCAATCCTTCCAAAACCGCGCCGTTTCTTTTTGTTGCATGGAATATCTTCTGTCATGTAAGAGCAATGTGCGGAGTTATAGAACACTCTAAATATATACCCTTTATTATCGCGTAAAATATCGTCATTGAATATCTTCACGCCGTTTTTGTCATTCAAACCGATATATTCACCTACGGTTTCTGGAATTACTTCTACTTTCTCAGTAACTGGAAGTCCGCACTCCATACAACCTTCATGTGTATAGACAAAAGTTGTTATATAAACGTATTTATATCCAGTATCAATACCGACATTTTGTATCAAGCCGCCGTAAACCATTTGCCCCTTTTCAAGTTTTTGACCGTTATCAGTTTCACAGTCCTGCATTACCGCTCCCCTGAATAAATACTCCCTCATTTTTTACCTCCTATTTACCGCTTGTCTATCTCTTTCATAAACCCGTCTTTATGCCTGAAATAGATAAGGTTTCCTTCATCGTCGAATTTGTCTGAATACCAGTCGAAATTAAAATGAAGTTTCTTCTGGTTCCACAAGTTCTTTAAGAAATAGGTGAAGTCAAATCTTTTCCGGGCGAACTTGAAGGGATGCCTTATGCTTCCCAATGAGTAATCGGTGTCTTTCATAATGCAGCCGTCAAAATATTTGATCTGTTTTTGGTAGAAATCGCAGAATATATCAAAGGTTATGTCGAAAACGTCGAATTCGGGGGAGAATTGGGAGATTACGTCAATCAGTAATTCCTGGAAGATTATCGCGTTGCCCCCGAAAAACTTTTCGTTCATGCGGAGGTTTAGATTGTATTCAGGGTAGGGGCGGCTCTCAAACCCGCCTATGGAATGATAGATTCCTTTTTCCCGGCAGTAATCGGATACGGCCTTTCTTCCCGTATCCATTTCGTCTTTCGGGTATTCCGGCCTGTAAAGGTGCTTGTGGACTGATTTTGTGGTTTTGTGATAATCGTACATGACCAGCCCGTGGGGCTTTATAGTGTCTATGAGCTTCTTAATCTCTTCAGATGTTACTTTATCCGGCATAAAAGGGTTAACGGCAAGGGTGAAATGGAAACCGTTTTCAACAAACCACTTAGCGGCCTCAATTTTCTCTTCGGGGCTTAATAAGTTATGTTCCTCATACTTGTTGTTAAATCCTGTTATGGTCTGGTAGATCGGGTCGGTTTTGGGGTCAAGTATCCGGGCTAAATCCTTATAGTCCCTGTTCAGCTTGGTTTCCATGCAGACCGGGAAGCCCAGTTTTTTGATTGCGGACAGCCTTTCCCGCCAGTCAGGGGCGCACATTACGTCCGTGCGGTTGCTTATCGTAATAGGCCAGCGTTTTCTTATCAGAAAAGGCAATAAGCCTTCCTGCCTGGTTTCAAGGTGTAATATGTTATTGACTACCTTCTCAATGGGGTAATCCTCGCGCTTCCATGTTTTCGCGTAACAGTATTCGCATCCCTGAGTGCAGGGGTTCATGGACAGTTCTAATAAGTGGCACGATTCGCCGAAAAGCTGTAAGGTCTGTAACATTTTATTTCTCCTGTTTGTTTATTTTTGTATGGTTTTCAAGGGTAAACAATATCAGGCTATTTCCGTTATTGCCCAATCTGTTTCACTTTATTTTTTTTGTCTTTCTTGCATTCCTCGCAAAGATACATCTCGTGTTTTTTTGAATACGCTTTTGATCCGTAACCAGCTTCCTTGCCGCATTCTTCGCAATGGACTACTGGCGCATATTCAAGACAGTCGCCACAATAAAATTTCCCGTTAGTTTCAAAGCATCTGCCGTAGCCTGAATTATGTACTTCTCCGCAACGGGCGCAGATTTCGTATTCGCATGGTATTATTCTTGTTACTTCTTGCAAAAACCAGATAACGGACTTCGCCATTTCGGGAGACATTTTCGGGCTTTTGCAATGTACGCCTTCCGGCAATCTGCCAGTAGTTATATATTCTAAAAGTTCATTTAGTTTTTCTTCCCAAACAGATGATTCAATATCGTCTGAATAAGCTTTTTCGTGCGCTTTTACGTCAAAATAGCCTTCTGGCTGCGGTTTCCCCTCAAGGTATTTGTCAAAATCAAGTTTTACATACGGCATTTTCCGCTCCTTGCTTGTCAGTCTCTTTATTATGCTTATGTAAATAATAAAGCGTTTGTTTATGGTTAAAGCCGCAGATGGTATACGCCGCGTTAAATAATTTTTCAAAATAATCCGGCGCGTTTTTTATTGTTTGTTCGTATATCCATAAATCGTCTATGCTCATTTTTCCGCTCCTATGCCGCCATGAATTCAATTTCGTCTACCAGCAGATCGCCGTTGGCGGCCTCGGTAAACTGGATACGCACGTTTTGTCCGGCTTTTGTGTTTTCTCTCATATAGCGGAGATTGCCGTTAAAGTCGCCATTCATAACCGCCTTATAAGCCATGCCGCCGTTTTCCAAAAGGATAATGACTCCGTTCTTTTTTACTTCGCTTTTAATAACCGTCGCTTTCATTGTCATTTTTCCGCTCTTTTGGCTATCGCCGTTATATATTCAGCGATTGTTTCCGTGTCGGTTATTATTGATCTCAGGTACATGTCTCTGTCGGCAAGAGACAGTTCGTTGTCGATAATTCTAAAGCAGGCTGATTTTATCGCTCTCGCGTAATCTTTTATCGCGTTTTCAAGTTGGTAATTTTCCATTTTCTCCGCTCCTTATAAAGTACACATATTAAACTGGTCGGTCGGCACAGCGTCAATCCAGCCTACATTTGACACATACTCATTGCCGTCTTCGGTAACACGGATTTTGCACCTTTTTGTTTTTCCGTGTTCTTTGAAAGATACCGTTTTTTCGCTGCGGTTTACGCACTCTCTCGGATACCTGCCGTCTCCGCAGGCTAATTCCAGCGCGTATAATTTGCCAACTTCAAACCTGTTCATTTTCTACCTCCGTTGGATACTTCCTGTATCCTTATATTATATATATACAACGTTGGATATTTATTGTCAAGTGTTTTCCGAAAGATTTTTTACTTTTTTTGACGATTTTTTGAGGTTTTACTTATCGGCTGTGTAGCTAAATAGGCAACGTTGGATATTTTATACTATTTAACTGGTTTATTTGCGGTGTTCTTCGGTCTGCCTTTAGGTTTTCGGTTTAAGAATTTCTTAATGTCTTTCTCGGATATGTCATATGTCATTATGCCGTTAACACCTAGTTTGCGCTTTATGCCGTTTTTTTGACACCATTTTATAACGGTATATTTTGACACATTATATTTTTCGGCGATTTCTTTAGTGTCCATCGTTGTATAATATAATATTTTTTAGCTGGTTTGTCAAGCGGCTTTTTTAAATCCCGTTGGCAGGCCGCCAAAAAAGACGGTCAAGAAAAAATAGTTTACGCTATATACCGGAATAATCATACTTGCTATTCCGCGTGCTGTGAGCTTTAAGGTTTGCAATATCCTCATTCCTTAAACTTGCTATCGTTACCATGTTTTCAACCGGAAAATAAACCGTTCCCGTTTCATTCCCGTAAGGGCTGTAAATTAAAGGATATGTAATCTGTTTACCGTTGGCTGTTATGGTTTTCGGCTTTTCAAGTTCGTTCAAATAATTGCCGTAAATCCTTCCTTCGCTTTCATCTACAAATGCTACAAATACTTTAAGGTTATGTTTCTCGGAAATTCTCTTGTATTCGTTATAATGCCTTAAATTAAATCCGGTATCCGGGTACTTTAATCTTTTTGGTTTGGTTTTCACTTCCACAATAAGCAATTCCTTACGGTCTTTTGTTGCCAGAAAATCAAAGCAATGCCCTCCCTCCATGATTGTCTTATACACAATCCAGCCTTTTTTCCTGAGTAATTCATAAATTATCTTTTCTCCCATGTTGCCTTTAATAACTTCCTGCTTTTGCTGCCATTTAGAATTTATCTGTGTCGTTTCCAAAAACTACATAGCCCTCCCGTTTTTCCCTTGCAAAATACTCTATTTTATTCCCAGGACATAACACGCCGACCATCTTATAAAACGCCTCCGGTTTCCGGCTGTGTTCCCTTCTCGGCTCGCGGATAATATCCCGTATATTTTGGGGGTTATTCAAAACCGGTTTCCCCTTTATCCCCACTAAACAGAATTCGCATTGCATACGGAATAAATCGCCCATGCCCATTTTTTCTTTATCCCATACAAGCATTGACCTGTATTCAAAGCCCCATTTTTCAAGCAGTTTTTTAGCGTCCCATATAAACTTATGGGTAGTCCATAAAAACATAACGGAGTCTTTTTTTGCTTTTATTTCCAATGCCGCTATCTGTTCAAAAGTCATTTCGGGGTACGGGTTGGCTACCCTGCGGCTTTCAGGATCGTATGAAGTGCCGTAATTCCACGGTGGGTCAATAACGATACATGAGTATTCCCCGCTGGGCATTGCCGCTTCCTTATTTGCCTGTTCAATAATGCTTTCTTGCCGCTTTTCTTTTTTGAATTCGGCTTCCGCTTCCTTAAAGAGCGATTTTGTTATTTTATCGGCGGCGGCTTTTGCGCCTGCTATTTTTTCTTCAAACACCCTTTCCGGTATTGCCGCTATTTTCTCCGCTTCGCTTGCCCGTTGACGAGATATTCCAACACTGGAAAGCGTTGCAGTTTTGCTATGTCCGCCGCTCGGACAATCCACTTTTTTATATTGATTTCCTTTTGCGATTTCCAATGCCGCTGAAATTTCTCCCAATCTCCGCTTCGCCCTTAAATTAAGCTCTGCAATATCGGCTTGTATTTCAGATGACATCTTTGCCGATTCCGCATAGGCTTTTAGGGCTTCGCCTTGATCGATAATCTTTTTAATTTCGTCTAGGCTTTTTACCTCCCTGATTGCAAGTTTTGACTGCTCAATTTTCCGTAAAGTTACTAATTCGTTCATACATCCTCCCAATAAAAAAGCGCAGTTCTGCATTTTACCCGCCGGTTCTTCCGGTAGGGCTTTCCTATGAGTTCGGGCATAGGAACTGCAAAATTGCGCTTTTTATGCTTTCCCGAACTTAAAAGCATGAATTTATTTTAGATTTCTGGGTTTAATTAACAATATCTGCGGCATTTTTTACTGGTTCGCCTCGAAAAACGCCTTAGCAAAACCGGGCGGGGTTATCGCCCGAAGCGCAGCGTCCGTATCCACTTCAATTCCGGCAAATTGCGGAATTAAGGATATTGCCGATTTATGCAAAAACGCTATTGACGGTCTTTTTCTGTTCGGTCTCGTATACAAATTTAACTTCGGGCAGGTTTCCCATATATGGGTAGTTTTGGGTATGTTAAACTTGCCCCATATATCCGTCTTTTTTGTCCAGCCGTCCCCGTATTGGTAGGGCTGGAAAGATAATGTCGGCTTGCCCAAGTATTTACGCATAAGCCCGCAGGGGTTTTCTATCGCGTAAAACACAGGATTGCATTTCTCGATTATTTTCAGACAGGCGTTAAGGACATCGGTATTTACCGAATTCTTGTATTTGTCGAAATCCAGAAACAGTTCATGGTTATTATATTTATCGCGGTTTAACACGCTGTATTCGGTACAGGGCGGAGCGGCTAAAATCCGTAAACATCTTTATACCTGACCGCCATATCGTTAACAGAATAAGTCCGCTTGTCGAACACCATATAGTCGCCAGAAAATACAACGTGTTCTACATTATAGTCTGGAAGCGTTATAAGGCGCACGTCGTATCCCGCTTCCTTGTAGGGCTTGCTCCATGAGCCTGTCCCTCCGCAGAGGTCAAGAATTATTTTGTTTTGGTTCATTATTTTAGGCTAAAAAAACAACTAAACAATCAGGCTATAAACTGGCATATTCCGATACATTCCCCGTCAAACAAGTCAGGATTAAGCCTGTCAAAACTTTCATCCGTCTCTTTGAATTCTTTCAAGGTTATGTCTTTCATAAAACTGTAATCCCCGAATTTTTCCCTAAAACTATTTTCTAAATCTTCCCTTGCTTGATACACGTCAGGCAATGTTTTTAGTAATTTTCTCCATCGCTTCGCACCTTGCCTTACGCAACCGCCGCTACAGTTATTATGTTCAAATCCCAATTCGTATAATTCAGGCATTTTAATCCCTGTTTGCCTAAACCATTCGTCAATTTTGTATCGGGGTATTTCCTGTTTAATAAGCGGAAATTCAAGGGTGCAAAATTTACCAGTTTGGGCATAAACAATTTGGTATCTGGATATAATTGGACGCATACGGTGATATTCTTCAATCCCTATGCCGAAAATTAAATTGTCCCCGTCTTTATAAAACTTTTGTAACCTTTCAGCTTTCAATACCCTTGAGCATAATGGTACACGGTCACAGCCTAAAAAGCGTTCATCAAAAAATACCTGTTCAGGCGTTCTGCCGTCTGTATCGAAATATATTTCCTTACTTAAAAAAGATTGAATGTCATTAAGAAAGCGGTATAAATCAGGGTGTTCCCATTTCGTATCATTAAAATACAATAATACGTTTTCTTTGCCGTATTTCTGGATTGACAAATAAGCCGCATAAAAAGACATAATGCCGCCGCTTAGTGTCGCAATGTTCATCACTTTACCCCCACCTTCAAACAGTATTTACGCCATATCCCTGAATAAATCGCCCTGTCTGTTCGCGTCTTTAATGCGTTTTAAGGCGGCATTAAAGTAGTCTTCGTCTATTTCGCTTGCGATTAAATCAAATCCCAACTCATTACAGGCGACAGCTATTGACCCGCTTCCTAAATGAGTATCGAGAATAAAGTCTCCGCTTTTGGCGTAATCCGTTAAAAGATTTTTGTACAACTCGATGGGTTTTTGGTGAGGGTGTATTTTTTTATTCCCCGTTTCCCTGCCCATCCTGTAGCCGTCCCACGTTATTGAATAAATGTTCGCCGGAATACGGAATGAAGTATAGGCAATTTCGCATTTTGAATAGTGAAAAACTTTATTATTATTGCTCTTTTTGTCCCACACGATTAAATAATTTGTTGACCCTAATATTTCGGTAAAATAATTATAGCCCCATATAATTTGATTTCTTGAAACACGGAAAAGCTCTTGAAAATAATCCCTGCTGGGTATACTCTCATTTTTGTATGTCGTATTGGTAAAATTTGCGCCTTTATTCCTTTTTTTCCAGTCTTGCCCTATTCCGTATGGCGGATCGGTTATCGCCAGATTAAAATACTTGTCGGGATATTTTGCCATTAGTTTCATACAGTCAGTTAGATAGAGCGTAGTGTTCCCGATGTGTTCAACTCTCATTTTATACTGCTTTCCTAAATAACAAGCCTTGCTTATTTTCTTCTTTTACTCTTGAAACAGCGGCGTTAAAATAATCTTGATCAATTTCTGAAGCAATCAGGTTAAATCCCATTTCGTTACAGGCTATGGCGATAGAACCGCTGCCGAAGTGGGTATCAAGGATTTTATCGCCTTGTTTGGCGTATCTGCTTAACAGCCATTTATAGAGCGATACAGGTTTTTCGCAAGGGTGGAATCTGTCTATATTTTGTTTTGCCCTGTATCTGAAAACTTTTGAATTGCCGTCAATGTTTGTCCATAGAAATTCTGCCATTGCCATATTAAAAGTTTCCGGTATGTTTTCTTTGCAGTAAATAATAAAGTTTCTTGACGGCGGCAAATTAAAGTAGTTGCCCCCGCAGATTATCTGGTATTTTGACACTCTAAAAAGCTCGTTAAAATAATCATCTGAAGGGGCGTTATCCCATTCTTTTATTTTATTTGCCTTATCATAAGATTTATTTCTTACTCCGTCGCATATTTTATTATTCATATTATGATTGCCCCCGCCATAGGGAGGATCGACAATGGCAAGGTCTATGCTTTTATCGGGCAGGGTTGCCATTAAGTCCATGCAGTCGCATAGAAAAAGAGTTGAATAGCCTATCTGCTCGCTTCTCATAAGTTATAAGTTAGGTGATAGACGTAATTTAACAATATTTTTCAAGTTTTTAACAATTCAGGATTGTCATGGATATTGCCGATGACTTCAAACTTATAATCTGTATCCCCAAACATTCCGCATATTCCATTGGAAATTCCATTTTTTTTAGAGTTTGCGCATATCAGCTTATAGCCAAATTGCGCCCCCTCTTTATACCAAAAAACAACCCCGTAATAATTAGGCTTCCCTTTATCAGTAAACAAATATTCTCTCGCAGTTAAAATATCTCCTTCAAATATCTGTTTTCCGTTTTTATCCGGCAAGCCGGTGAATTGCCCTACGGTTCCGGGAATTACTTCATACACAAGCCAGTTATCGCCGTGTTTGTCTTTCTCGCAAACAGATATAAAAACCCTGCCGGTGTTAGGGCTTATTTTTATAAACCCGAATATCCACTCGCCATTGTCTTTCCGCTTGCCTCTGCATATATAATCTCTCATTTTTTGCCTCCTATAAGATTATTTTTCTTGCGTTTGAGATTTTCCTGTTTTTTGTGAAAATCGGCTCTGATAATTTTTATCGCTTCCCTTGCCGCGCCCTCCACTCCGTATTCGTCAAAGTCTTCATAGGAAGGAAAACAAGACCTGTAACCTGTCTCTGAAATATCGCCGTAAAAATCAAAATGCGGCATTGTTTTTGCAATGTAACGAAACGTACCTTTATCCCGTCAATCTCAAATACAGATTCTGGATACAGTTTTGGCGGCTCATAAAATAATTCGCCCTCTCTAAAATCTGCCTGTACCATAATATGCGCCTCCCTAATACCTGAAATCCGTAAAATGCAAAATTGCCATTTTACCGGGCTTATAACCATCAAACCAATCTGAAAAATCACTAAACAGAAAAAAGCCGTCATTGCTGGATAACACTAAACCGTGTATCGGCCTTTTATCATGGGTCAACCATCTGCTCTTGCTTCCCTTTTCACATAACTCAGCTTCCTGAACGCTGACAAGCCGTTTTGTACAAAACACTTTATGCTTGCTACGGTACGGCTTGCCTTCCCATGTGAACAGGTCTAATTCCCGCCCTTCAAACTTTTTCCAGTAGTCGTAGTTTTCGCGGATTGTGTGTATCTTTCCGGGGATTAAATCGTTTCCGGCTTCGTTTACAAAACGGGGGTTAAAAGATATTCGTTTCATTTATATTAGCTCCCATACGTCTACTCGGTATTTCAATCATGCTTTATCCCTCCCCTGAGTATTTCTACACACTCCCTGCACAATAAAAGACACTCCTCACTATCTTCAAAAGCCTGTTTTCGGTTACGGCGGTATCCTTCGATCAGCTTATTGGTTTGTTCGACAGCCCGGATAGTTGCGTCTTCGCCGCCTTGCTTTTTTATTTTATCAGCCAGTGCCATACTTCCTCCCAAATAGCTCTTTACAGGCATCGTCGTCAAAGTATTTCGCGACCCCGGTTTTCAGAAATCCGTAAATAGACCCGTATGGAGGCGGCTGCGCCCATCCCTCGCCGCATTCCCCGCTGGTATGCCAGAGGTAATTTTTGATAGCGTTTTCGATTTCCAGCCATGAGTAATTCTGGAAAGCCCGTAAACAGTCGTATTCCGCAGGCGGAATGATAATATCCCGGCATTGGGGTTTAATATTTAGCTCGTTCCACAGGGTTCTAGCCTTGTTAAATACCGCGGTAGCGTCATCTCTGGTCGGGGAAGGCTTTTCGGGGGGAGGATCTGAAATAGTTTTAGTTGAATTTTCAGAAAAAAAGCCAGTATTGTTTTTGTCATTTACATTGTCATTGTCATTATGGGTTTCTGCATTAACCCAAATGCCATCTGGGTTATTTTGGGTTACGGCGGGTTTTTTGGGTTCATCTGGGTTATTTTGGGTTTTGGGTCTGCCGCCCTTTTTGCCGTTTTCCTGTTGCTTTTGCCGCCATTTTTCGTCTTTTTTCTTTGTATGCAAAATTAAATCCCGCATTGGTATCCATATTGCCTGTTCTAGCCCTTCGAATTCAGGTTCAATTCCATCTGTCCCATAATTTGCTACAGCCCAAAAAAACTTTAACTGTGTTTCCGGGGGTAACACCTTTATTTGATTAAGTGTTGTTTCACTCATTACAAATGTCGAAAATCCGTCATCCATATCCTTTTTCCCAAATCAAAAAAATAAATCCGTATCATGCATTTTGCGCTTTACAGGCGGCTATACATTCAGGCAGGCGCAAGAAGGTTTTGCCTCGTACCCAGATTATTGGTTTATTAAAGAGGTGGCACCAACTGCCCTGCGCCATGTGATAACCTTTTAATTTACATTTGCCGCAGGTTTTCTTTTTGCAGTCAAGTTCAACCGTTAGTTTTTCCATTTATTCCCCCTTGCAAAAATGTTCAATGTTTTCCCCGCTATTACCGATAATAACGATAAGAGAAAAGTGTTATTCTTTTTCTCTCCAGTAATTAAAAACAGGCAGATTAAAAATCATCTCGGCGCACTGAGGGACAACGGCGTTGCCGAGGCCTTTAAGTCTGTCCACCCTAAAGGGTATCCCATGAGCCACTCGACCCACGTCGGGTTCAACTGCCCACCATTCGCCGCAACCGCTCCCTCCAAAGATTTCTGTTTCTGCCCCGGCATATATTTCCCTGCCGTATTCTCGCTGTCGTGCGGGCGCGGGGTTGTCGGAGTCGGATATTGATGTACCGCCCTTCCCAACAGGCCGTTCGCCTGCGTCGATTTTTCTATCGGCTTGCCCCTCGTCCGCGCCGTCATCCCCATCACCGCGTCGCCCGCTTTCGGAGTAGGCCAGAGTTTCACCGCCGTCTGTAGGTCTAATCCCCCTTCCCCGTGTACCGCCGCCCCTCTTCCGTTTTGCGCTTTCGGCGTTGGCCATGTCATCGCCGCTTTCTGTAATCCCGGCCTCCCGCATTTGTCGCGCTGGTTCGGGCCGCCGTGATCCGCAAGCGTCGCCGTCGGAGTAGGCAACAATCCACACCCGTTTCCGCAGGTGCGGCGCTCCCGCGTCCGCAGCCGATATAATCTGCCATTCCGCATCATACCCGCAGGCGTGAATATCCGACAAAACGCCATTGAAAAACTCGCCTTTTCTGTCTCTTCCGGGAGAGGTAAGAAGCCCTCGCACGTTTTCAAACAATGCGATTCGAGGTCGTAGTTCGCGTAACATTCTCCGGCACTCAGGCCATAAATCGCGCTCGTCGTCCGCACCCTTTTTAAGCCCCGCGTCGCTGTGAGGCTGGCAGGGGAATCCGCCCGCGACAAGGTATTCCCCTTTTGGCAGTTTTGAATAATCGACATTTTTTATATCCCCTAAATATTCAGCTTCCGGAAAGCGTTTTTTATACAGTTCAACCGCATAAGGCTCAATCTCCGAAAAGTAATGATTGTCGAACCTAAGCCCCGCCCGGTAAGCCCCCAGAGCGAAGCCGCCTATGCCGCTGAACAGGTCGAGAAAAGCGGTCATTTAAGGTTTATCGCCCCACGGGTATTCCTGTACCAGCGGTTCGCCCCATATCGGGGCAAGGCTGTTTTTCATAAAGACCGGGACATTGCTACGGCGGCACTCGTTGACGATGTTCTCGATCCATTCACGCTTTGGAATTACCTTGCCCTTGCGGTTTCCAGTCTCTGCCCCTACTATCACTAATTTGACAGGCATTATTCGCAGTTCATTTAATGATATTTCTTCGTGTAACGGTTCAATACTCAAAAAACATGTTCGATATAACGGTAGTTTCCATGCTCTTTCGTCATAATCTTTTTGGCAGGTTATTGTTGTACCAAACCACCATCTATTATATTTTCCATGTGCAAGATTATATATAGGGTTTTGTGTATAACGTGACGGGTTTTTCGTTAGAAACAAATAACGATGCTGCGGTGCGGCCTCGCAAGCCTTGAACACTTC